CTGACAAAGGTGTTTATCTCTGTCGAGAACGATTGGGCGCAGCCTGTCCCACTTACTGCCATAGCCGCGCTGATGTCGGCTCTGTCCCCGCTGATGCTGCTGCCAGCCTTCGTTAAGGTGCTTGGGACAATAGCCTGAGCGATCTGTGGTTGTGCCGGGGCAGCCACGCTTGCGGCATGCCCTTGGTATCAACGCAGGCATCAGGCTAACCTCCACGCCCTGCGGCGTTCTGTGCGTGGCGCTGAGTCAAGGTGACGTTCAACCGGTTCAACATCTGCATGGTCCACCAGCGAGTAGCACGGATAGACCACTGCGCCGCTATAGGCATCACCCACTGCATAATCAGCGCGGTTAAACTGGCGTTCTTCGAAGCAACAATGCCAAGCGATGTTTCATGGCGACGCAACTGCACTCCGTCAGGTACTACGGCGGCAGGTTGAGAACCGTCGTCGATAACCACCACCAGCGACCCGGCTGGCAGATGCCTCAGATGCTGTTCGAGTGAACGTTTTAAAACGTCTGCGCGCTGATGTGTCGAAATGGCAATTCCGATCCGGGATGAAACGACGCTGGCGGGAGCGTATGGGACACCATCAATAGTGACCTGCATAAAACCTCCAGTCAGATTCCACGCCGTAAGGAAGTCCAGATCGCACCGCCTGGCTGCATAGCTTGTTGAATTGTTTCGTCCACAACCTTTTTGATGGACTGCTGTAAGGCGGTCTCTAACGCGTTTTGGTGATTGGCGGCAACCGCCAACTTTTCAGCCAAAATCTTCACGCGGCTTTTACCATCGTCAACATCGAGTGCCATGCCAGCTTCGTGCTGCTTACCCTTGTCGGTGACGTTCACGTTCAATTTCACGTTATAACCCGTAGACAATACGCCATCACCGATCAGCGCCTTATGGATGTAGGCTTGCCCTGATTTATCGACAAACCAGCCCCATTTAAAGTCTTCAATTGGGCAGTAGCTATTGATGCCGTCTCTTGGCTCATCTATAGGGCAGCCGATATAACCACCAGCGGGAACACCAAAGCGAGTATTTGCCAGATGCTTAATGGCAAACTCCTGCCCTTCAGCAGTCAGGAACGTGAAGAAGTTTTTCTCATGATACTTTGTAGCGGTATGGCGACTTTCAGCAAACCCCAGTTCTCGAAGCTCAGCTGCGCCAGATTTAGATGGCAGATCTCCACCAGTCAACGCACCACGAAAAAATAGCGCATAAAGAACATCCGTCGCAGCGCCGGACAACGTAATGATTTTCTGACCCATGATTTATTTCCTTTTAGGCGTGAGCCTGTCGCACGGCAATAACGACCGAGAGGTATAAGCAACCTAACGGCATCCCCTAGGCTCACAACTGAAAGATTTCTTTGATGTGGCCTAGCGATACACATAAATAAGCCCCGAATAAGCGAGGCGTTAATTTTTTAAGATACCTTACACACTTAATGGAATCATAAATCCACCAGGATCCGAATCATTATCCTTTCTGATTTCCCCTCGTATAACTTCATTGATGCGCGATGCCTCAATATATATCTTCCCCAGATTAACTGATGCTTTCATATTATAATATGTTTTCTCAGCACATATATACAACCTTATTGGATATGGCCTTGGATTAATAGCCTCCCAGTGAGACATCACAAAGTTATAAACTGCAATTTGATGGGACCTTAGTTTTCCTTCACTTGCCTCTAAATTTACTTCATCAAGATATTCATCAAAGTGCTGCAATGTATTTCTTACTTTTATAGATTTTAATTCACTAATCTCTACACTTTTAATTTTATCTTGAAGGAATTTGCTTCTTTCAACATGAATCTGAAACTGCTTTGGCGATTCGCCACGAGTTTTTTGGGTTGGTATTGTAATTAACTTTTTTATGTTAGCCGCGTCGGAAAGAATGTCATTTATTAATGAATGAACATGGTATTTAATTTGAAAATAATACCCATTCTCAGGCAGGGGTGTTTCTCGAAAAAGTTCCTCACAACGACTTTTGATAGATTCCGTTAACCACCACAATTCATGCAAATAAATAAAATTTAACCTCAACTCGTCAAAGCTTTTTGCCATAGCGAACTCTCCTGTTTAAGAATTCACGTTATAGCATTATCACAGGCACTCAGGGAATGCCTGCTGTAATGCCTTAACCCAACTTAGCTCGCACCAGTGCATCCTTCGCTTCAAGCAGCTTGCGTAAGCCAGCTGACTTTTCCGCGCTGTCTGGCAGGGTTTCGTCCATCAGCGCCGCGAGATCACCGATAGGCTTACTCACTTCCTGAAGGTGAGACGGGAGATGCTGATACGCGAAATACTTCATGATTGGAGATGACATTTTTTATCCTCAGTCCATATAGAAATCGTCATTAAGACGACGACGGTTAGCGCTGCTGGCGTTGTGCGGGCAGGCGTTAGAATTGTGACCAGTGGCGCCGCAGTAGCTACAGCGCAGATTCACCCGACGAGCATTGCCGCTCCATGTGTGCGGGCAATTCTCGCGGGTGTGCAAACCCGAACCGCAAAAGGTGCATCGCGTGTAACTCATGGGCTGACCTTCTGGCAGTTCGCCTGCCACGCTTTGTTATGCGCCAGGATGTCTTTCTTCGTCTGGCGGTCCAGCACATCCCAGTCGTGCGCTGTGCCGTAGATGGGTTTAACCCAGTCGCAAGCCGTGTCCACTACCTCAACCCTTACGGGTCCAGTTTGTTGCGCAGCTCGCCATCAACATCGTCATCAGGCATATGGTTAACAGTCTGCTGTACATTGCTGGCCTCTTTCGTTGCTTCTACCCGGCGTTCGGCTGCTGCGACCGTTGCCGCTGCGTTGTCTTCGGTGCGCTGCTGGTCGGCTTTCGCTTCCGCTTTGCTGGTGCCGCGAATATGGCCCAGGCCAAAAGCGCCTGCAATGGCGGAAATGACCAGTGCGGCCAGCCCTATTATCGTTTCGATACCCACATTCACCTCACACCAGAACGGATTTCGCCAGGTTGAACAGCGCGCGGCGTTTATCCAACCCGTTTTTGCCGCCATTGATAAGAAGCGTCACGCGCTCCACGTCGCCAGAATGAAGCAGGCAACCGCGAGACGAATAGAACCATGCAGCTGAGCGCGCGGCGTATTCATCCTGTTCAAGCAGCTCCGGGTGGGTAACAAGGTCCAGTTTCAACGCGTGGCCACAACTGCGATAGTTGCTCAGACCAGTAACCTGTTTCAGCCCTCGACCGCGATATTTCCATCCATCACCGGCAACCTGATTGCCCAGGTGTTCTTTTCCCCACTCTCCACCATATACCAGATTGGCGATCGCTTTCTGGTTTGCCGATTGAGTTGCCGTTCTGCCAAGTGCAGCGGCCTGCTGTTGAGTGATGCGGTGGCTGCCGAACGTCGGCACTAAGTTTTCAACCGCGTAATTCAGGTTCTCCACCAGCCGGGTAAATCTGGTGCTTTCATGCCCCATCTGGGCAATAAACATGGCTTGGTCAAGCGGTGCGGTGATGCCGTATTCCTTCATAGCGGCGTCGATATGCGGAAACCAGCGCGCAGCTAACCCGGCGCTGATGCCAGCCGCCTTCTGAAATTGTGTTTGGTTCATTAGTGCCTCAGTGCATCAACCAGACGCGCTACGTTTCCCCGAGCCCAGAGAACGGCGGCGCATATCAGGACGTTCACCAGCACCACGAACCAGTGCGATTCATGGTACAAGCCGAACAGGTAACGGAACGGGACGCTGGCGTACACCAGCACCGTGAAATAAGCCATCAGCGATATTAGGGGGCGATGTCTCGCCCCGCCGCGCTGGTAGAACATCAGTGCAATAACGATAACAGCAGAGATAATTGCGTTTGCCATCGCACTCGGATCACTTGTTACCATTGCTGGTCCCTCCTCCACGTAAACGAGAGAGAATTCCAAACAGGCTACCCAAATCCTGGCTGTTGACGAACGTCAGCAGCTTAATCGCAATAGCGGCTACGATTACCGCGCCCAGCGCATCAAGTGGCCTGTCGCTATACCCCGTCCATTTGGAGAAGTAAGAGCCAAGAAGTGGAGCGCCAATAACGCCGAAGATGAATGAGGTGATGAAGTAGCCCACCAGCTTAAGGCGGCTGATATTAACCGCCGTAGCGACGTAGAACACCGCGCCAGCAAATGCACCAAACACCACGCCGTAATCAATACCGGTTGCCAGGCCAAAGATACTGGCCCCCATGAGACCACCAGCCGCTACCGTAGCGCCAGAAACAGGATCGGACATTTAGCCCCCTCTTATTGCCGTGAGTCCTCTCAGAACGAGGGGAAACAAAAAAGGCCACCCGGAGGCAGCCCTTAAAATAAAAAACCCGCAGCAGTGGCGGGTTTATGTTTTGATTTGTTGCTCAGTACGCTTTACTGTCCCGAGCCTACCACAATTTAAGCACTTTCTTGCTCACTATGCAACTTAAATCTGTCGCCATTTGTGCCGAACGCATCACAAAGTGGTGCGTAAAGGATCGATTCTGCAAGACTAACCCATGTATCAATGCGACGACGGCATGTAATAAGGGTCCAGTCGGGGTGTTTTGAATTAAGCTCTTTAGCCATCTGGAGTTTGCTTTTACGCAGACGATGACGATCAACAATCACGCCATACAGCCCACGGTATTCTTCGTTCATCAATACCGCTGCAATAACGCCGTCAATGATTAGCCCCTCCTCGTCTGAGCAGAACGCCAGGCCAGTTTTGTTTTTACTGTCGAGGATTTCACGCAGGTATGCTTCCAGCTCGGGTTTAGTGATGCCGGATTTCTTCATGCGGCGCAGCGCATCGTTGATGGCGGATTTGGTTATTTTCCCGGATGCTAGCAGCTGGTTGAACATGTTTCCGCCCGAGCCACCACCGATATAAGACCAGCGGCCCCACATACGGAGCTTTCCCTGTACCCAGATACTTTCGAGAGTGCGAAGGCGAACCAACTCGCCGGATTTGCCTACTTCTGAAGGATTGATCATTTGCGTCTCCACTTACGCCAGTACGCCAATTGCCAGCGCACGATCTAAAAATCGAAACAGCAGCGTTAACTGGTCGCCGTATTTCGCTTCAAATGCCACGGGATCAGCGTGTAACTCGTCGTGATGCGCTCTGCACAGCGGTATCACAAACAGGTCATGCGCCTTAGTACCCATTCCACCCTGCCCGTAGCCTATCAGGTGGTGGGGGTCGTCTGCCGGGTTATTGCAGCAACTGCATTTCTGCGACTTCACCCAACGGGTGTACTTCTCGTTCTCCCAGCGTCGACGTTTTGGCCTCAGCATGAAAGACTCTGGCGATTCAGGATCAACCTTCACCGCGACTATCTTCTTCGCTTTCTCCTGTAGAATTTCAGTCGCCGGTAACGATGGGACAATGTCGCTTTCCCGCATAACCGAACGGTGTGATTCAGGCTTAATCCTGAGGGCTTTGCTTGCGACCGATTCAGGAATGAGGTCAGCCAGATCGCTGCGTACCATCCACCAGCAGAACTCAGGAAGCGTCAGAGTATGGTCGGCGTTAAAACCTAAATCCGCACTCACCCTTTCGAGTAGCCATTTTACCAGGTTTTCCCTGGCAATTCCTGCCATCCTTTCGGTGGTCTGATCACGTAATTGGGTATCACATCCCCAGCAAAGACGGATGCTACCGGGTGCATGACGCATCACAGTAAAATCCCGTGCGTGCCAGTCGTTGTGTGGCCACTGACATTCAAATTTTTGTTCCAGCCATGCATCAAGACCGCTCAAACCACCAGCGCGCTGGATAACCCGTTCGTTCTCAAAAATAACCTGCATACTGTCATCATCAACCAGCGGCTGGTGGGCCTCCGGAATTAATCCTGAGGGCAGATGCTGAATGGCTTCTGATGGAGTCTCAATCACTACCCTGCCGCGACGAAATAGCCACAGCAGTTCATTGCCTGGTCGGAACAGTACCACCCCGGACATAGGCGCTACTTCAGGTGTCAGTATGGCTCTCACGCAGTTTGCCCCTTAGCGATATGCTCAGCCCACAGGCCGCCAATCCATTTAACACCCTTCGCAGTAAATCTCGCCTGGCTGAATGCGTAGTTGGAAGCGTTTGTGGTCCCCGTTTTCACTTCAAAGCGTTCTGCCTCGATGTGTTGGTGATACGGCGTAAGAGTACCGTTCAGACGGTACATGATGTGGTTATCCAGGAGGAAAAGGCGAAACTCTGGCTCTTTAGCATTGAGCAGTTTAGCCACCTGTCGGAAAGTCATAGAGCCGGAGGCAACAACGTAGCGATCAACAAACTCCGCCTTTGGCGCTGCTATGGCCAGTTCTTCACTCAGGCGCTGCTTTTGTTCGGCGAGGTCGGCTGCCAGGCGAAGGGCTTCAGGAAGTGTTTGAGGAACTGTCATCCCGGCTCCGCTCTCCAGTTCCTGCCAGCGATCAACCAGACGGGCGGTAAACTCCGGGCACAGCTGCGCGACGATGACGTAACTGTCTCGCTTGTTAACTTCGTAGTAGTGGTAAACCTGCTGGTTCTGTGGATGGGTGTACTGCATTGCAGCATACCCCCCAATCACGCCGGATTTCATCAGTCGCTCAATGGTTACGCAGACATTGCTGTGACGTGAATCGACCAGTTTTGCAATTTCACGGCTGGACATCGTTAGCTGCTGACCCATCGCTCCGGTATGGTGCGTTGGACACATTACGGTGATATTCATCTGATTCATGCTCTTCTCCACTTGTCAGGCGGCTGCACCCGCCAGAGGTTCATGTTTCTTGATCGATATCTCTACTCGTCCACCCGGTACTTTTGGCCCCCACTCAATCAGCATGCGCTGGACCTGGCTGTCATCCTCCCAGATACCAGCATGGGTCAGTGCATCAAACAGAGCTTTGTTGTAGTTGTCGATGTCACGACGGCGCGCATCTGGCGGACAGAGTAAAATCTCTACAGCAGCCGGGGATGAAGATGGCTTTGGAAGACAACGCAACTGTTCAATAATCGCAGCACACGCTGCGCTCTGGTATGCCCTGCCCTTTTCGCTTATCAATACCCGGCCTTTAAAGATCCCTCTGGTATGCAGACGCCAGTATGTGTTTACGCTCGGTGGGAACGGGAGTATCAGTTTCATGAATCGACTCCATAGCGCCCGTTCAGGCGTCCGATTACGCTGTTGAACATCACCAGGCTTACGCCCATCGGTTTAACCTTCTCGTGGTACTCCTTCAGGATCGGTGGCACAACGACATTCCAGCTTGGCTTTGGCTTCTGCTTTAGGGCTTTTTTGATGGCATCGTTACATTGACGGGCTACATCACGCACAGCATTTTCATGCTCGGTAGATAGCTTTTTCATGCGGCGCGCTCCTGAGGTTTTTTCATGGGAACGGCAACTGCCGGTATAAGCTCAACAGCTGGTGATTCAGATTGATTTCCCCAGTGGTCCCAGCCAGGCGCACCGCAACGGCTGAATAGTTCGATGCGTGGGACGTCACCGTAAAGCTTCTCCAGACGGAAACGCGCCTCTGCCGGCTTCTGGCTGTGCTCACCGAGTGGACTGTAGATAACCTGCTTGATGCTGGCGCACTTGCGTTCCAGTCCATTTCCCCTGGTGGCGATTAGCAGGTCTTCGGTATTGGCTCGGGTGTAATTCCCGCCGTTCATGCGTGTCTGTGCGTTCAGCAGGTCAAGGAAGTCGTAAAAATCCTCCACACGGCCTGCCTGAAGTGCTTTGTTGATATGCTGCTCTGCCAGTGGGTTGAACTTCACCCAGGTAAAGCCCTTCATCGTGCGAACTTTAAAGCCCCAAGCTTCAGCCAGCTCGATAGCTTCTCGGGTGTGGGTTCCGGTAAACCACATAGCCAGAACTGCATCATCGGCAGCCAGGTCCCAAACCGCGAGGCGCTTCATGTCGATAAGCTTCATCGTGCCGTAATGGTTATTTGCAGCGCCATTGCTGATGGTGTTCCCGTATTCCCACGCAGGGTCGGCATAAATCAGTGAGTATTTCATCAGACATTCCTCGCTCGGCCAGCAAGACACCATGCATCAGAGGGTGCTTTCACTTTCGGCGCCATGCTCAGGCAACGCTGACGCTCAATCAGTATCTTCATCCGCTGCTCTTCGTTCTTAGAGCGATTGAAGGCATCCATCAGAACTGTGGCCGCACGCTGGTAGAGCCCTTTTTCAAACAGGCCTTGAGCCTTATCCATCATCCTGGTTACAGCTGGATTCGGCGCTTCTTCCTGTTCCGATACAGCTGGTGTATCTGCCCGGTTAATTTTCAGTGCAGAACGCCCCTCGCCAACCACCCCACCCGGTGCTTTGGCAAAATACTGGTAGCACTTGCCGTTATGCTGGCGGGTTGCGCGATTCAGTTTGACCAGATGGCATACACCGCGCTGAACAGCATGAAGGCGGTATTGAGGCATTGAAGCTGCGATTTGTTTGTTCGTTAACCCAGGGTTTTCAGCGATGAAAATTTGAATATCTTTCAGAAGGCTCATGAGTTCGCTCCTCTGAAACCTGCCGGGATGACTTTGTCTGGCTGACCGAATTTCAATGGATCTTGTTTGCGGACAGCGTCCCAGTCCTCGCGCTTAGGGCGGCCTTTGCTATTCCAGCGCAACGCGTTCTGCAAATATCCTTCGAACTTCGTTGGCCTGAACAAAGTTGTAGGCTGCATGTGTTCGTAGTATTTCGTGTCTTTCCACTGCTCGTGCTTGTAATCAATAACCAACAGCAACTCATCGTGTGTGAAGTTCTCACGAAGTCTGGCGCGAATATTATCCAGGGAGCTTTTCCCCTTGCGGAATGTCTTACCAGTAACGTCATTGAGATGGTTGAGGATTAAGATTGCCTGACCAGTTATCAAATCAACCTGATTGACACATGCAGTGTCGGGTTGCGACGCAACCTGACAATTAGGTTTTTTATCTGATGGATCAGTAGTTGATTTTACTGACGGATCCCCACCAGATTCTGACGGGTGAAAACTGCCATTATTACTGTTTTTCGACGCATCAAATTTTGACGGGTCGGATTTTGATGCATCAGATTTTGACGAGTCAGATTCTGACAGGTGAGAAAAGGCAGAATCACGGAGCTTTTGGACGTTCAGCTGATAAACGTTGGATGCATTACGGTTTCCCTTTCGACGTTGCTGGCGAGTCAGCCAACCGTCTTTTTCCAGCTGAGAAATAGCTGTGCGTACCGTGCTCTCACCAGCACCAATCTGGCGCGCGATGGTAGCAATAGAAGGCCAGCTAACCCCTTCATCACTGCTGAAGTCTGCCAGGCGCGCCATGATGGCAACGCTGGACAGCTTCATGCCTGAAGAAGCGCAAGCGTCCCAAACGTAACCGGTTAATTTAGTGCTCATGGTCGTCCTTTAACTCTGTAAATTTACGCTGGAATTGCTCAAGAGGGCTGAAGCACTCATGATCGTACCCTTCGCGGAGGTATATAACGCGTCGGGTCTCGGGCTCCCATCTGATGACGCGCACCGGGACGCCATAGTGATCTCTGAAACGCCGGTTAAGTTCTCGCATAGCGCTCTCCCCTTCCGACGCCAGACACCCACAATCGCCATAGCCCTGCTGTGGTTACATGGAACCCAGCGGCCTGATACCATCCGCTCATACCGAAACGACGAGGTTCCAATAACGGGAATACCACGTAGTTGCGGGAGACGGTTGTTTACCGTTACACTGTTCATGCGTTAGTTTCTCCACTGATACGACACGCCAAGGGGCCCGGAGCTGCACACTCGCGGGCCTCACCCATTTCTGGGAGGCAATAAACACGGGAAATAAGGTTCAGGAACGTCATGAGAGTGACCCTGAACTGATATGCGATATCGTTAAGACTTTGCCACTCGCTCCGGTCAACTACACCATCTTCAATGTAATGACGGTAAGCGTTGACCAGCTCACCAAGCCTCCCCACCAGCTCGGCCAGCTTCAGGCCAATCTCTTCGTTTTCATCATCAGGCACGGCGCCGGGAACGTGAATTCCGTTATCGGTTTCACGAGAGAACGCGTCAGCGATGTAACTTACGCCAGCGGCGCTCTGAAGCACCATTGCCCAGCCCATCGGAAAGATCTGGTCGCCACCAGCACGAAGGCGGTTAAAGAGTGAATTCTGGGTTTCGTCCAGAATTTCCGCCGCTTCAGCGTATCCTCCTGGCAACGCGGCAATCGTCTTCCTGATTGCGGCCACTAGCCAGGCGGGCTGCTTCTCAACTTTCCATTCAGGTTCTATACCCACGGTTAACCCCTTATCTCTGTGGTTATTTCTGATCGCTTGGCGATGTATTCTTGCCATAACGTTCTGGGTTGAATTCCAGTTCACCAGCAGTTCGATACGCAGCTTCAGCAGCTCGTCCTTTTGGGATTAAGCGTCCTGGGCGGTTACGCCACTGGTAAACGGCCTCACTAGTGATGCCAAAAAATTCGGCAACTTTTTCAGTGCTGCCGAAATGTTGTTCAATCTCGTCGGTTGTCATGAAGCCTCCTTAGCTAAGTTTGATTAGATATTAATAACCAATCTAACTTTGGTCAATAAAAACTAAGATTGCTTAGTCTTTTTTAAATTTGGTGCTTTCATGGAAACGGTTGGTCAGCGCATTAAGGCCCTACGTAGGGTTACAAGAACTTCTCAAAAAGAACTGGGTAAATTCTGCGGTGTTAGTGACGTAGCGGTCGGTTATTGGGAAAAGGATGTGAATATCCCAAACGGTGAATCGCTGGTTAAGCTGGCGAAATTTTTCAATACATCAATAGATTACATTCTTTACGGCACCGAATTTGAAGGTGCCCTCATAACTAAAATGCGGCGTGTGCCAGTGATTTCTTGGGTTCAGGCTGGGCAGTTTACGGAATGTAAAACTGCTGATTTGTTCAGCGATGTCGATAAATGGGTTGAGACATCACTTCGCATTGGAGATAGCTCGTTCGCATTAGAGGTCAAAGGGGATTCAATGACCAATCCAAATGGCCTCCCAACAATACCTGAAGGGGCTACCGTTATTGTTGATCCAGATGTCGAACCCCTTCATGGGAAGATTGTTGTTGCGCGTATTGATGGCACTAACGAAGCGACTGTTAAAAAACTTGTCATTGATGGCCCACAAAAATTTTTAGTCCCACTAAATCCTCGCTACCCCAACATACCGATCAACGGTAACTGCCTTATTATTGGCGTTGTCAAAGGCGTTCAGTACGAAATCTAAGTTCCCTAACTCCTCAAAACACTAAACTAAGAAAAGTTTGGTGTTTACACTTGACCTAGAAACTAAGTTAAGTTAGATTTTATTCATCAGCAGCGAACATTGTGGGTAGGCAGTATGAGCACAAGCGCAAACAGAAAGATGGAAGTATTGCCGGAAGGATGGAAGATTGAGCCACTTTATTCAAAGTGTCCGGAATGCGGGTGTGACCTCACAAAGTTGCCTGCGGATCTCAAGGTTCTACCTGATACGTTCGATGAGCTAATCAGGATGAAACGTCGCAATAGAACCCGAATTGAAAAATTAGTTTCTATAGCTTTTAAAAAGCTGGCTTTGAGGATTAAACGGCTTGGTCAAAGGTAAGAAGATAAATGCCTTAGAATGTGGAAGTGATACTTATCATCAATAACGTAACCTTCCATGTCAGGTCCGCAGTTTAGGGAATAGGTTTTTCTAAGAATGCCCTTGTAGACCAGCTGTTCCACTACAGGATTGTGATTTTTAGCATAGACAACGTGACCACCGTTTTTGATGAAAGACAGAAGGCACTGCTTTTCAGGTACTGAAAGCATGCTGACTTTTAAGCGTAAAGCCAGGGTTTGAAGCGCGTTTGATACAGATTTGGTAGTGAAGCTGGTCAGCGAAGAAATAAAAAAGCTGACGCAGAGGATCATCAGGTAGTACAGGCTGAATGCTGGAAGGAATTCCGGATTATGAGCGCCAACAGACTGCTTTAGAGAGTCTGGCAAAAATACAGTGAGAATGACGAAGATAATTAACATGTGCATTAAACGCCTAATGTCTATGTCACGCAGGATCGAGCGCAGTAAGTCCTGCAACCATTTGTTGTCCATCGGCGGAATCCATCACTCTCTGTAGGGGTGAGAAGATTTTAACCGATTTCTCGCTGTAGGGGTACACGAGAACCACCGAGCCTGATGTGGTGAAAAGACAGGCAAAGTTTTGATTGCTGTGTGTAGTCTTGGCGGTCGGCAGTTATGAATGTCCTTAATGTCGACCGCCCCTTTTACACAACTGAAAGCGCGTTCAGCGTTCAACTTGAGAGGCCGTAGTCGTTAAATCAACTCAGGAGAACGCGCTCTCAATTGTGGAGAAGCTAACTGGCGGTGGCAGCCGCCCGTTTCACTAAGTGACTTGATTGGGTGCTTACTAAAACGAACCCCCTTAATTTTTTGTCGCCAACCGGCGAGGGATTCGTGCAACCAAAATTCAGCGCTGTGCAGAGCGCGTATAACACGGAGAAACTATCCATGACGAACACACAGAACGTCACCGAGTTACAACCACGCATGACCCGGGAGCAGCTGATCGACGCTGCGCGTAAGGCCGCCCCTCTCCTTCCGCCAGCTTATCGCGGAATTATGACCGAACTGGCTAACCGCCTGGACTATACCAGCGTCGCGCTTTGTGAGGCGATGGCTCAGCGTAAGGAACTGGCTGTTCAGAACGCTACTCTGCGTGAAGATGTCGCAAGCTGGGCCAAAGAGTGTGACCGCATTGTTGAACGCCACACGAAGACCAGAACCAATATGCATTTACTGGAAGCCCAGCGAGAATTGCGTGAGCTGTCACCCATCGTCATTTCCCAAAATAACGAGGTGGCTCTCTGATGGCTAACTCATTCAAGCAAATGACCCGTGACGGGACCATCAAGCGCACCGATACCGGGATGTTCATCAGCCTTGACCAAATCCATGTGCGGGAAGGTTTCAACAAACGCGAAGATGATGAACGTACCCGCCAGGCAGATGATGACCTTTTCAACTATCTGATGAATGGTGGCTCCGTTCCCCCGCTGGAGGTTATCGCCCGTGATGAAGGTGGAGTGTGGGTTGTTGAAGGCCACCGTCGGCATCGCTGCTATGCGCGCTGTGCAGAAGCTGGTAAGCCAGTAGGCCGCATCCATATCATGCCGTTCAACGGTAACGATGTTCAGCGCCTGGCCCGCATCATGACCAGTAATAACCAGCTTCCGCTATCCGATATGGAACAGGCAGCTGTTATTCAGGAGCTACATAACGCCTTTAACCAGACCACCAGCGAGATAGCAAAGCTCGTGAATAAGTCTGTGTCCACCGTCGAGAAGCTGCTGCTCCTCAGCACGGCGAACCATGACGTTCAGCAGGAGGTTAAATCCGGTGCTGTGTCAGTCGATGTCGCGGTTGATCGCGTTATGGAGTATGGCGAGCAGGCCGGGAAAGTACTCCAACATGATAAAGCTGTAGCGGCTGCTCAGGGTAAGTCGAAAGTAACCCGTAGCTCTATCGCGCCGGAGCTGAGTGTAAAGAACGCACGCCGTTTCGTTGTGCTGATGGCTCAGGCCACGATCAGTGATGAAGGTGTCTTCACTCTTGAAGGAGCTGCCCTGGCCGAGGCGCTGTCGATTATGGACGAACATAAAGCGATTGCCGAAGCGCGTGAAACTTACCGCCTGTCACAACCAGTCCCTGAAACTGAGATCAGAGGGAAAACTCTTTACGTCAGACTTGAAGGTACAGAGATCGGGACAGCGCAAATCTATCGCGGTAAGAACGTCATCCTTAATGGGATTGTCACCAGCCAGTCAAAGGCAGTGGCCCACTTCGTTAAGCAACACAAATTGCAGCAGGAGCAAAATCATGACAGCCAATAAACCAATGACCGGCGAACAGCTGGATGAACTGATGACTATTGCAGTCAACATGCAACGAGACAGTGAAAAAGTGAGTGACCGCCCTGCTGCTATGTTCGCTTATGCAGTGCAGGTAGCTGTTCTGGAACTGCGTAAGGTTCGTAATGAAGCTGCGGCGCTGGCTGCGGAGAATGCGGAGCTGAAGTCAGCGATTGAAAAGCATGCTGACAGTTACATCATGTGCGGATATTGCCGAACTGAGCGCGATGGCAAGAACGACGATGTTTGTGAAGTACTTGATTCAACCCCGGCGACCGACGCTTTCCTGGCTGAAGTTCGGGCGCAGGGTGTGGAAATGTTTGCCGCACATAAGCGAGAACGACAGCAGGCTCTGCGCAGCCGAAGCATGAGGATGTCTGAAGAGGCTGCTGGCATGGCTGCTGATGCTGAGAACTTCGCCGACCAGCTTCGCAAAGGAGTGCAGTCATGATCAACAAAATCGTTGCGTTCGTAAAGCGTATGGAAGAGCAAGGGCGCACTCTGGAAGTGAATGGAAACTTTGTTGTGGTTACTCCAGCAGCAGGTATGTCTATCACAGACATGATGGAGATGCAGAGTCTCAATAAGAAAGGTGAGTTGGCGGATTACATCACAAAATCTCACAAAGGGGCCGCCCAATGAGCAACATCGACAAACAGGCACTGATTGCAAAAATCAAAAAGCAGACCGCAAGCTTTGACACAGTCGTGCTGAAAGAGGATGAGGCAAATGCGCTGCTGGATGAGCTGGAAGCCAAGGACAAGCGGAACACTGAATTTAACGAAGCGCTCAAGCAGGCAGTGTCAGGTTACAAATCATGCCTGCGTACCGGGTATGAGCGCATCATTGAGCTTGGCGGTGACTGTGATTCGCCGGAAGTGATGATTGCGGGAAACCCTGACATTCAGCGCGCTGAGAAGTTAATCGCCGCCGCAGCCGCTAAAGGAGAGTGATATGTCTCGTTATATCGCAGTTATTCACGGTTGGTTCGTCGAGAGCAAGGGATTTGACGTACATGAACTTAGCGCAACGAACAAGGAATCCGCTTACAACGAAGCGGTATTGTTGAAGCATAAGCGAGAAAGCACCTTCGACAAATGCGCCTGCACTGTAGTTGAGATTGCTGACCACGAAAGATTGTCGCGCAAGCTAACTCTTCGCGAGCGACTGACAGGGAGGACTAACCCATGATGTTAACCAAAGAATGGCTCCTGAAGACAATGGCGGAGCTTGAAGAGGAGCGCGATGCTGTGCCCGGCGCAGTAAACGAAGATGCGGCTATGGCGCTCGCTGCGATGAAAATAGCCTTGGGAACGCTCGAAGCGGAGCCAATTTATCAACTCGTCAACGATGACTGGTACGACACAGACAAAGACACTTACGACGTTGTGGTAAGTTCCGGAGCGCGCGGACGCATCGTATACACCGCCCCGCCAGCGCCGGTGGCTGTGCCTGATGTCGATCCGCGAGACGCGTTTGAAGCTGTATTCCCAATTCCTAAATATGCAGAGCGCTGTGGTGCCGGATATTGTTGCACTGCTTATTCAGCTTGGGGAGCGCAAGATTTTATTCAGAAATGGAATGGCTGGAACGCCTGCCGCGCCGCCATGCTTCAGGGGGGCGAACAAACAAACTACCGCGCTATCGTTGAGCGGATAGCTGAAATAATTCATGGCAAAGTGACTGATATCGATCTGCTTACGGTAACAGTTAAGAGCATGAAGGATAAATTGCAGAAATAAAAACCGGGTGCAGCCGGTTAAGTGGAGAGAAACGCATGGGGCAGTTAGTAACACTTCATGAGTGGGCATCTGGTCCAAATGGATTCAAATATCCATTAAGCAACTCAGCATTAAACAAAATAGCAAAGACCAAACAGACTTATCCGCCAGCCTTAAAGCAAGGTCGACGCTGGGTAATAGATGAAGATGCTCGTTTTGTTGGCATGGTTGGCAGTGTTGATATTTCGTCATCATTATCAGACAAGGCCCGCCAGTTAGTGGAGAAAGCAATAAATGGCAGCTCGCCCCAGAAAACATAATGTCAAAATACCCAACCTTTACTGTAAGTTAGATAAACGTACTTCAAAAATTTATTGGCAATATCGCCACCCTGTAACAGGTTCATTTATTGGATTCGGTACAGATGATGAAGCGGCAAAAGCTGCTGCAATCGAGATGAACCGTATAACAGCAGAGCAAGAAACTCAGCAATCTTATGCTCTGATTGATATGGCAATGAAGAGCTCAGGGAAAAAGGATCAAGGTATACGTGTTTCTGAGTGGATTAAAAAATACATCGAAATTCAGATGGAAAGGTTGCGTAACGGTGAGATAAAAAACCCTACTGTAAAATCCAGACGATTATGTTCTCAAATTCTCGCAGATAGAGTGCCAAACCTTCGCCTGAAGGACGTTGATACAAGACTCATTGCAAAAATTATTGATGAATATAAGGCAGAGGGAAAGCACAGAATGGGCCAACTGATAAGAAGCGTACTAAACGACGTGTTCAAAGAGGCGCAGCATGCTGGCGAGGTTGATCCTGGCTACAACCCAGCATTAGCTGTAAAAAATCCAATAGCCAAAGTGAAACGAAGCAGACTTAGCATTGAACAATGGAAAATGATTTTTGAAAGCGCAGGCTCTTTGCCGCCTTGCGCTCAAAATTCTATGCTTTTGGCTTTAGTAACCGGGCAAAGGATAGGTGACATAGTCGAGATGAAGTTTAGTGACATTTGGGATAATCACCTTCATGTTACCCAAAATAAAACCGGAATGAAGTTAGCCATCCCCTTAAATTTAAAGTGCGATGCAATCGGGTTGACTCTGGCTGATGTTATTAGTAAGTGTCGCGATAGAGTAGTGAGCCCTTATCTGATCCACCATGTTAAGCATCACGCTTACGGTAAAGCGGGATCTCACGTTCCCGAAAAAACAATATCAAGATATTTTAAGGAGGCAAGAGATAAAGCAAATATCACCTGGCCTAAGGATTGCACTGCCCTTCCGCCGTTTCATGAACAGCGCTCGCTTTCATCAAGAACATACAAAGCTCAGGGTATAGATGTCAAAACTCTTTTAGGGCATAAAACCGAAGCAATGAGCGTAATGTATGGAGATGATCGTGGTCTTGAATGGAAAAAAGTTGTGATTTAAACAGGGAGTTTTGGGGAATTATTTTGGGGATGTTTTGGGGAAAGAGTTTTACTAATTAAATTCAGTCACTTAGATTTTAGCGAATTGCTCCAGAAACAGTCGTCCACCAGCAACGCATGACCCAACAGCCAGCGCACCCGCTGGCTGTTTTCTTTCAGCCCTCTCCGTCCCGTGCTAATGTAGCAAGCTACGTATTGGCAAATCACAGGTGAAATCGTTATGTCTGATGACGTGATCGGGACGACGCCCCACCAGCGGCTAATCAGCTTATTAACCGAGCAGGAGGCGCGCTTTCGCGTGGTGGCGCATGAGGCCGTTGGGAAATGCGAAGCGGTCAGTGAAATTCGCGGGACCGATCTCCGGCAGGGTGCAAAAGCACTGGTCTGCAAGGTAAAAGGCAACGGTGTTAAGAAACATATTCTGGCAATCCTCGCCGCCGATCGGCAGGCCGATCTGAGCCTTCTGGCCAGTCATTTCGGTGGGCTAAAGGCCTCTCTCGCCAGTCCGGCTGAAGTGGATGCGCTTACCGGCTGCGTTTTCGGCGCCATTCCCCCCTTCAGCTTTCATCCGGATCTGACGCTGGTCGCCGATCCGCTGCTGTTTGAGCGCTTCGATGAGATCGCCTTTAACGCCGGCCTGCTGGAAAAGTCGGTGATTATGGATACCCAGGACTATCTGCGTATCGCCCGTCCTGAACTGGTGACGTTCCGTAAACAATAAATACAGCGGCTGGCTAACGGTCAGCCGTTTTCCAGCAGCAGTACGGAAGCAATCAAAATTATCGCGATAATAAAAAACGATGAGGAGATAATCAGCGTTTCGACAAACATAGGATCGTTCAT